GTTTGCACTGACGTTGGAGCTTCCACCGCCACCAGTAGACGATATGGTAATCGTGCCGGGGCCATTTGTAATGTTGATATTTGCACCAGCAGTAATGGTCGCCAGATTGAATCCAGTGCCGTTGCCGATGAGCAATTGACCATTAGTCGGGGTAGCATTTGATCCAGTACCGCCTGCAGACACCCCAAGCACACCACTCATAGTGATGTTGCCTGTCGAAGTCACAGGGCCGCCAGTAAAGGTCAGGCCAGTCGTGCCACCATTCACATCCACGCTAGTCACAGCTGTAGATGCAGCGTTATCCCACGAGAACGAGCTTCCAGTCCACTTCAGGAAGGTATTGGAGCTAACAGGCGCAGTAATAAAGCTAGTCGCATTGGAGGCCGTCTGGAAAACAATCTGGTTCCCAGCGCCACCCTGAATAGCCACAGCCACATTCGCAGTCGTCGCCAGAACAGCTGTGTTTGCAACGTTAGCCGTGCCTACAGTCACATTGCCCGGGTCTACGTTCTTCCAAGCAGACTCAGTGGTTGAATACTGGAATAGTTGATTGTTGGAAACGCTAGTGACATTAGCGCTTTGTAGCGCCATATTCCCAAGGCCAAGGTTCGTCCTAGCACCTGCAGCCGTATTCGCCCCAGTGCCGCCAGACGTAATTGCAACCACGCCACTCAAGGTCAGGTTGCCAGAAGCCGTGATTGGCCCACCTGTGAACGTCAAACCTGTTGTGCCGCCATTCGCGTCTACGCTTGTGACCGTACCAGCGCCAGCAACTGCCGACCAAGTAAAGTTTGATCCGTTCCAGCTTAGGAAGGTAGAAGCCGTGTTTGGAGCAGTAATGAACGACGTAGCATTTGCGCCCGTCTGGTAAGCAATCTGATTTGCCGCACCATTTGCCAGATTGTTGGCAATCCCAGCCAAAGACGCATACGCAGCATTACCGATCGAAATAGAGCTGACAGAAACCCAAGTCGGAGCACTGTTGCTAACTATCAGGATGTCACTGGCGTTGCCAATCGCTAACTTGGTCAGGGTAGACGTTCCGTTGGCGTACAGCATGTCGCCAGAGGTGTACGTATCAAACCCAGTGCCTCCGTGGTTCGCTAAAAGCGTCCCAGAGATCGTAATCGTGCCGTTGGAGGTAATTGGGCTGCCGCTAGTGGTAAGGCCTGTGCCGTTTGTAGAAACGCCCACAGAGGTCACTGTGCCGCTTCCTGTGCCTGTTGCGAATTGAGCCCAGCCAGAGCTTATGTAGCCCTCAAAAACGCCTAGCTGGCTGTTGTATCGCAGCTCTCCGGCATTTGGCAGAGAAGGACGCGCTGCAGTGTCACCAGAAGGCACTGTAATGCCCTCAGAGCCCGGGATTACAGGGTTTGCAGCGATAGAAATCGTCGGATCTGACGGGCCAGCACCACTTGCGACGTTAATCTGGTTCGCAGTGCCCTGAATCTGCAGCATGGTCACTGAACTTGTGTTGTTCAGCGCCAAAATACCGGTTCCAGACAGGTCAACGATCTGCTGAAGCACCCCAGCAGCGGAAATTTGCGGGTTTCCAGCTACTCCATCGCCATTTGTAACGGAAACTCCACCGCCAACTGCCGTAAAAGTCCTCGCAACGACGTTAGAACCGCTAGTTTTGCTGATAAACCCGGTTCCAGCACCCTCTAAACTGCCTGAAGCACCGTTCAGAGAGATCGTCAGGGGGTTTTGAGCCCCTCCATCAGTCAATCCAATGCCAGTACCACCCTGCAATGACCTTGAATTGGCAAGGTTTGGCTCCTGATTGACAGTGATGTACGTGTAATTTGACTGTGGAACAGACGCAATCGCGCCCGTAGTAGTACGAACAGTGACTCCATTCTGTACAACCGGCACAACCTCTGAGCCCGTCAACGGACTAGAGGCTGGAAGCTGGGTAATCTGGATATTTGCCATTATGGACTCGTGCTCAAATTATCAAGATTGCCATTGTTTTCCGGCGTAGCCGTATTCTGCTCTGGCGACAATACAAATTCGTTCGGGGCGTTTGTCGTAATTCCATTCTCATCAACCGCCACGCTCTCATCTGGGCGAGGAAACCGCAGATTGATCCGCTCTGTCTTCCTCGCAGGCAAGCGATATGGGTCGAAATGGTCTGCACACCCCTGATCACACACCCTCAACCCCGGAAAGTTCGGGTCAGGGCCTAACTGCACTAATGCCCTCTTCATGCGACACCGATCACAGATTGCGATCGCAACCGATGCTAATCCAGTCGTGTCAAGAAATACAGGCATCTTTGTCTCAAACTATTGCTATTTTGTATATACCGAAATGTTAGGCTGAAAGTAGACAGGCGAACGATCGCGCTCTTCCTGCTCAACCTCACGCAGGAACTGGTCTGCCATCTTCTCTAAGTACCCAATCCTATCCATAGGAACCCCGGGGAGTTCCATGCTCATTCTGTGCGACAACATCATCACTGTCGCCTCATACCACCGCTGAGGAATCTCTAGTTCCCCAGACAAGTCACCCACATCCATGATCTGCCGGGAATACCAGACAGTCATCTGAATGAAGGGGTCGCTGGGAACAGGCCAAAGATACAAGGAAGCCTGTGGGATGGTACGGTCAAACCAGAACTGATACGGCTGGTTTGCTGTGAAATTCTTGTTAGGCAGGTTCGTATAGTCGTCACGGTTCAAACGAGCCATCGGAATCTCACGGCTGTTGTTCCCAAAGTACAACTCACGCAACGCCAAAGTCGTGCCGTTGTAAGCACGAACCCTGTAATACTCAACAGTCTGCCCCGGCTCAACGTCTGTCCAAATCCACTGGTTGTCAGTTACGACAACTGTTCCCAAATCTTCGAGAGTATTCCAAGTAATTCCGTCCACGGAGTACTCAAAGATAATGCTCCAAGTAGCTGAGCCGCCAGCAGCAACATAAGGAAGAATGCCGATACTGCCAACATAAACAGGATTATCAGTTCCATAAAACACCTGTATGTTTCCGTTTGCAGAAGTTTGCTGGCAGTAAGTGTCTATGTTTGAGTCGTAGACATTCTCAATGACCCCACCGGCAGACGATGTGTAGTCACCACTCGGACGATCCATTGTCCTGTACAGCACATTCAAGGCATCTACTGCCCCTAGAGGCAGCTTGTATACGTACTGGTCAGCCTGCAACCCAAAGACCTTTTTGCTGATTGCCCAGTATTGGATACCCCGGTTGATTAGGTGAGACAGCAGAAAGAACAAAGACTGACGAGCAGACAGCTGCTGCTCAGAGGTCAGTTCTTCAGCCAGCTTGCCACAGCGCCTAGCCCCATGATCAATCATGGTCTGGACATCAATGACAGTCGTCCCAATTGTTCCCGAGTAAGCCATTTAGAACCCCGAACATTTCCACCTGCGCATGGACGCCCGTGCGCGGGAACCCTTCTCACTCTTCTCTGCAATCAGACGCATCCGAGCACAGAACGAATCCTTACGTGGGCCACCTTCCGGCTGAGGAGCCTTCAGGTTGCTACCAGTCTCACGGTTGTACTTAGCCCTACCTTTAGCCGTCAGACCCGCTCCTTGGCTCACAGGGAGCTTTTCTCCCCTGCCTATAGCCAACGATGGGCCGCCATCTTTCAAGCGCTCTGGGAGCTTTTTAGGGGCTTTGGTAGCCGATACAAACTCCTCGCCCACAGACTTGGAAATGCCAGTCTTCTTGGCAATCTTGGGGTTGTGGGCTACTGCCTGCATCAACCTAAACTGGGCTTTGGACTTTGCTGGCATTTAGGCCACCTGATTCATGGTTGCAATAATCGAAGGTATTGCAGGCACAGCAGGTGATGCGCTCAAGGGAAGATGCTCTAGCGTCACCAACGTAGAACTAGGCAGCCAAACAAGCTCAACATACTGCCCTGCCGTCAAACTCAAGAAAATGTTCCAAGCAGCAACCCCATATCCGTAGATATTGCTGGTCTTTCTTGATGGGATCGTAATGTCAGTAGCAGAATTTGTAACGTCTGAGCCATTTATACGGAACCAAATCTTGACGTTGTGCTGCTCGTTGTCTGTGTTGACTATCTGAGCACTGAACTGCAGGTTGTAAATACCAGTGTTTGGAACCGTAATCCTGCTTCCACTAACCAACGTAATGCTGTCTTGAATATCGACAGCGCTAAACGTCATCACTGTGCCAGTAGACACGTTCCCAGTCTGATCTTGGTCACTGCTAAGAGCAATGTAGGTGTTGTTGAACGCTTTTACATTCCCCAACGTAGACTGAACATTCAATCCATCTTGCACAAGAGGAACAAGCTCAGCACCCGTTAAGGTACTGGCTGCTGGCATCTGCGAAATCTTCTGGTCTGCCATTACGATAACTCCAGAACTATCTTAGACCCGTCCTCTTGCAGCACATATCCCGGATCAGTTTCATCAGCTATGTAGTATTTGGTTACTACAGCAGCGCCGCCATACAGGTCTACTACACCAGTGTCGCCTACGTTCTCACCGTAGCCATCAGTCACAGGTACATTCTTGGCACCAACCCCTAAAGCAAAACCATCAGAAGTATTTGCTTGGTTGGCTACGTTTGAGTACCCGACATAAGGCATTTAAATTCCCGCCTGAACAACACTTATTGTTGCCGTGCCGTTACCAGAAGCCACTAACAGCTTGATCCCAGTCACAGGGAAGGCATAGTTACCATCCTGCGCGTCAGTCTTGCTGGCAATCGTAGGATGGCTGTACCAAGTCGTGAACCCAACGCCCGGGTCATCAAACGTATGCTGCACTGAATACGTCACGTTGCCAGATACAGTCACGCCAAAACCCACGTTAAATGGGCTGATGTTTGTGTTCATGACTAGCGCAGAGCTTGATCCCGTGCCAGTCTTAGATACGCTTTGTGCTCTCATAATCAGCCCTTAAGCATAAGGATTCACGTAGTGCTTCTGCATCTCAAGAATGACCGTGTACGCATCCCCGGCACCAGTTTCATACGTAGTAAACGTAATGTTCCCAGTCTTGCCAGCACCAGCGTTATTTGTCAGGCCGCCAATGTTGGAATAATCCTGAATGTACTGAGTGTTAGAAGGAATCGTTTCAATCATTAAAGAAGTGTTTGCCTGCCAGTACATGGCAACTGACATGCCAGAAGTCAAAGCAGACACTTTTAACAGAGACACAGAGTTACACGCCCCGCCACCAGATTGTGATGGGGTCAGTGAAGCAGGATCGACTTTGACTACACCCGTCTCACCAGAAGAGTCTGTAGTCGTAAAGTCAAACTTCATGATGGCAACGCGCTCACCATCAAACAAAGTCTGAGATGTTGCTGTTGCAGGCATTCAAGTCTCCAATAAAAGACAGGGGGACTAAGCCCCCTTGTCTTAACAAGCTCTGCCGCCCCGCTTTTTACCCGGAGAGACAGTACGGCTTACTTCACGCTCAGTCGTTGTGACAGCACCCTGACCGCTCATACCCTTCTTGAGAGCATTAAAGCCTTCCCGAATCTTCCCGGGCAAGCTCTTCATCGTCTCAACTGGGTGCATCAAGGCGTCCATAGCTGCTTTACGATCGGCCTCATTTTCAGCCTTCTCATTCTCGTAAAACTTCTTGTAGCCTTCGCTTTCCCGGGCAGAGCCGTGCATCGGATCACCACCATCTGCCATCTTCTTGCCTTGATATTTGCTGTACTTGTCAGTCAGCTTCATCTTGGCTTGCTTCATGGCAGTCGCGTTTTCCGACTTGTGGATCTTCTGCAAACGACCTTCAGCAGGAGTTACTGAGCCACCCGTTTTAAAGGTGCCAGACAACCGGCTGATGCTTACTGGCTGAGAGGGCTTCTTCTGCCCTTGAGGCATTTTGACGGCGCGTCCATCAGCCTGAACTGAACCACCGTCAGCAAACTTTTTTGCGTAGCCACCTTTCTTGTAGCCACCCGCGTTTGCTTTTGCCACACCACCAGTTTTGTAGCCACCACCGTTGCCCATCTTCACGCCGCCAGTCTTGGCAGGCGATTTGTCAGGCGTAGCAGTGTGCATCATGGTTTTGCCAGAGGTTGACTTGATGATGCCGCCATCCTTGTAACCGCCCTGACCGTCCACAACACCGCCAGTCTTCAAGCCTTTGTGCGCTTTTGACGCAGGCTTGTCAGCATGTTCCTTTAGCTTTTCAGCTACAGAACCGCCGTCCTTCATGGCAGGCTTAGCCATCATCGCCTTACGACGCGAGGCCATCGTGGGTTTTGCAGGGGTACGGATAGGATTAGCCATCGCAGGGCGACCCACCATCGGAGCCTGACCAGCCATAGCGCCAGCAGCGCCAAGACCACCCATGCCACCGTCAGCCATCTTCTTGGCCTTGGTAGTGGAACCGCCCTTCTTCATAGCTACAGCACCGCCATTTTTGAGCTTCAGCTCTACGCTGGGCTCAGTGGTCATCATTTTGACCATTGGTCGAAAACTAGACATTTTCTGTTTCCTTTACCTTTCTGAGTAAATCACGGGCAATTTTCTTGGCTTTGATTTTCTCAATTGTTTCTTTTGAGTGCTTGTAACCGGGCCTATTGCTCGGCTTTCCTTTTTTTGACTCACTAATTTTTTTCTTAGTTTCGTCCGTTAAAGTCACACCCTTCCTCGGACTTGGATTTCCCATTAAAGACTTGGAAATCTTTTCCTTAGTTTCTTCAGAAACAATACTTCCCTTCGCAGCACCAACACCACACTCTCCACCTTTGGTCAAATTGTAACCATTGGGGTACATAGTGTTGTGCTGTTCAATCAACATTTTTTCTATGTCGAATGCTGCTTCTTTGTCAAAAGCATCAGCAAAATGGGTGAAGACAAAAGAATCTTTCCCGTATTTATTGATTGCTTTATGCAAAAGCGGAGTTTCCCCCAAAGCCCTTAAATGCCGTGCCCATCGTCTTTTCAAATGTTTAGAAACGCCAACATACTGCTTGCCGTTCCTAATATTTGTGATGATGTACACGGCATATCCCATGATGATGCCCTAGCGCTGTGCGTACAGAACAGTGAACTGAATCTGTGCCTGAGTAGTGGCAATGTTGCCATCAGGATCGACAGAGCAGTAGATAGCTACGTTGCTTGCTACATTGCTACGTGCCAGCACATTAGCGGAAGTCAGAGTTCCAGAAGACACAACAGTTGCTGCCATGTTGGTCGTCGGGAAGTACGTCGCGCTATTGGATGCACTACCAACACGAATGTTGAGAGCGTTAGCAGTACC